CTGATTTTAGGCTCTCTTTTGTTAACCATTATTTTCCTTCAATGGATCCTCAGTTGCGAAAAGCTTGTGTGATAGCTGGTGGCACTGCGGTAGCTGCGGTTTTTGGTTTTCAGGCCTATAAGTTTATTGAGGCCATGATCCCCACCCCCGCCGTTGTTCCTGAAGTGGTTCCAGCCTTTGTCCCGAAGGGCGATGTTGATAAGAGTACACATGCCATTTCCACCCCGTGGTGGGATATTGGGAGTAGCGGTGCCGAGAGGGTCTTTGGTCCCAATTATATGAATAAGTTTGGGAATGTTACTAAAACTTCTCATGGCATGGTCACTCTTGGTAAGAGTGGCTGCATTCAGCACCTCTTGGGCTCCAAGACGACTAATCGAGCATCCAGGTGTGTTAAGTTGGAGATGAAGGTTGGTTGTGGCATTAGGAAGATCCGTGCTTTGGCCTTGGATTCAAAGTCTTTTATAGCACCCGCCCATTTCTTTGCCGATGTGTTCCCCGATTTGAAAATATTGGATTTGCAAGTTCACACTACTCGCTCCGACACAGGTCACACTGTCACACAACTTTTCTCCCTGACAAAGGATGATATTTCGTTTGGTGATGGGGATGCAGACTTGGTTCGGATTGCTCATGGTTTGGACTCGCTTCAATTTGCTGAAAGTGCTCCCATGTACAAGAAGAAATTGACCGAACATGTGAACCTCTCCGGGTACACGTGTTTTGAGCGACAAGATGATTATGATGTAGCTGAGGTCAGCAATGTTTCCAATTGCCACCCACAGATGATGATGATCGGAGAGGATCGGATGATTGTTCCTGAAAATTCGGATTCCCACGAGATGCTTAAGGGGAAACCCATGATGAATACCGTCTGTTATCGAGTGGACGGGGCAAGCACATTGCTTTTGGGTGATTGTGGGTCACCCATTATCCTAAACAATGGTCCGAAGGGCAATTTTCCAGCTATTGGCATGTATATTGGCACATCGAGGGCCGATGGGACGTGCTATGAGACTTTTGTTATGCTTAGTGAAGAATTCATGATAGCAACAGATAGGGATCTTTTTCAACGTGTTTTGAGTGAACCCGTTCTTGCCTCTACTATTGGGGCTTTTGCCGAGTTGCATGAGGCGCTTGCGGAGCCCGAGTTTGATGCGAAGATGGATGTTGTGGTCCGGTATGGCGAACCAAAGAGTGCAGCTCACGTTGCTATGATAGCCAAGGCCAAGGTGGATTGCAAACTTCGTGCAGCTGTGAACAAGAAGGGTGCTCGGAAGGATAAGGAGTGGCCTATTTACATGCCGGGTGCCAATGAATCTGAAATCAATGCAGGATACCATTTGGATGGTAAGGACAATGATTTGCGCACTTATTCAGGGCACAAGCCTGGTTCGGGAGATAATGTGGCCCTTCCAACATTTGACGAAAGTGTCATTTCCGGCATATTCTCAGAGTTGCCGGGCGTTAAAGCGCTTCGAGCACCTATCACTTCGAAACCCACACAAGTCTTCAATCCGATTTTGTTCTTTTTGGGCATTGCCCCCTGGGCGGGTGATCGCCATCCCGATATGAGCACCCTTTTAGTAGGTTTGGTCGGTCCTGGCGTGCCGGGTGATGAACCTGGTCGGAGTATAACCAAGTGTGATCTGGGGCCTGAAGTTGCGAAGACTTTTGTTGGTCCTAATATTCCCAGATGGATTGTCCGTAAAGCCGGATCTTATTTGCTAGCGCAGAAGCGAAAGGTCATTAAGAATCTTAGGCCCGGTGTCAAAGTTGACGATATGGCCTCCGCTTTGAGGGCTGATATCATCCAGATGTTTTTGGGTATAAAACGCCCAGATGGTAGTAACGTCTATAAACCATTAGATCGTTCCACCAGTTGGGGTAGTATTTTCAAACCTGAATTTGGATCTGGGACCAAGAATGATGTCGTGTGCACCACAGAGAGTGGTGATCTTGGCATAGTTCCCGGTGCTGAGGACACTTGGTTAGCAACCACAGCGGCCACTTTTCTGATTACGATGGGCTTTTTACCAGTTTTCATGTTGATGACGGTCTTTTGCAAGGATGAGCTTTATGCTGTTGAGCACAAGGACCCCTTAGCTGAATATCCAGACACTGATGATATGGTTGAGTTCTATTCGAAGCTGTATGGTATTGAGAAAGATGATAAATTCTTTGACCTGGAGTTGGGCGACGATGATGGGTATAGGGATTTCTTTGAGACCCGTGGGGCGCCGGTGTGTAAAGTCAAAGTGAAAACTCGGGCAGTTTTTTGTTTACCAGCTCCCGTTAATTTGGCCATTCGGATGTTTTTCATGCCATTGTTATATTTGACTGCTGAGTATCCGATCCATTTTGATTTGGTATCTAGTCTCGATATGGATGGACCGCATTATGAGCAGTCGATGATGGATTTGACTGTTGCTTGTTGGGATCGCGTGAAAGCTTTCCCGAGATTTTTTGATGCGGATGTCTCAGCTTGGGATAAGACCATGCCATATTCGTTATCTGCCGAGACTTTGTTAGTTATGATAGAGCTGGTCATTGACGAGCACATTCATGCGAACACTTACAACCACCAAATCAGGGTTTATGCTTGGACCCTACTCCGATGGTGGGCAAACACAGCGGTCTTTTATAGTAGTCTCATCTTTATGATCTCTGTCATGCCAAGTGGATTGGTGATCACACTCCCTTTGAACTCTTTTATGAACCAGGTTCTTATGTATGCCGTAGTAATTGATTTCTGCCATCAGCATTCGATACCTCTTCCGGAGTGTCTTAGTGAGTTTGTTTTGCACCAGTCCCATGGTGATGATAGCAGGACGGGAGTTACCCCCTTGTTTGTCAAAGCGTGCCGCAAGGCTGGTGTTAAGCCTTTTTGTTTCACGGATTATCAGGGGACGATGGGTAAGTATGGTATTCTTGCAACCCTTGCCAGTAAGGGATCAGAGGCTGCATCACCTTATCAAAAACCCGAGGACATTGTTTTTCTTCAACATTCAGGTCGTATGATACATATACCGGCTTATAGCTACGCTGATTGTTTGGAGGAACCACTTTATTTTGATCAAACCGTCTTGATTATGGCGGCCCCATTGGGTTCCACGAGTCTGATTAAGATGTTGGGCGCTTGGGAGACAAAATCACCCTTAGAAGATTCTGAGCTTTTGTTCCAGGAGATGAGGGCCCAGGTTTATCAATCCATCCCTTATGGTAAGGAGCATTTCACGAAGCTGCGGAATAGGGTTCTGGCTTTCAACCACCCCAAGTACAAGCCCGAGTCCACTGGGTTGGATGTGAAGTATGCGGAATTGTTCGATTGGAATATTGCCCTTTCTTGGTATGTGGAAAAGTTTTGTAAGGATGGGCGGTTGTGTCCACGAATACTCAAGACTAGGGAAAAGCACAAGCTGGTGCATGATGCTACCTTTACTCTTTTAGGTAGCAAGGATGCCATCAC